AGAAAACTATTCTAAAAGCGTTCAAAAAAGAATTGCTAATTTAACCAAAAAAATGAGGGAGCAGGAAAGAGCTGCTCAATCTGCTTATGAATATGCAAAAAATTTACAAGCAGAAAATCAAAGTTTAAAAACTAGCACATCTAAGTTAAACCAAAACTATTATTCTGAAGCAGAAAATAGATTAAAATCTCAAAGAGCTCAGGCAAATTCTGTATTGAAAAATGCATATCAAGAGCAAGATTGGGACAAGGTAACTAAAGCTCAAGAAATATTAGACAAAATTACTGTAGAAGAAAGTAAATTAGCTAATAATAGAATGACCATACAAAGAGAGCCTCAATATTATGATGCTCCTATGCCTCAACAACAAGCCTTTCAACAACCAGCAGCTGCACCAGAACCAGATCCAGCAGCAGAAGATTGGGCTAGTAAAAATGAATGGTTTGGTCAAGATGAAACTATGACTTTGGCAGCATTTAACATACATCGTAAGCTTGTTGAAGAAGAAGGCTTTGACCCTAGCGATACAATGTATTATGATGAAATAGATAAACGTATCAGAGTTGAATTTCCTCATAAATTTGAGGGAACTACAACAAACAGCAAGATGCAGCAAACTGTTGCTCCTGCTGTTAGAAGTGGTAATAGTGGCTCTGGACGCAAACGACAAGTTAAGCTTACTAAAAGCGAAGTTGAAATGGCACGTCGTTTGAATGTTCCAGTTCAAGAATATGCTAAATATATTAAGAGGTAAGCATAAGAGGTAAGCAATAATGACTGAAGATAAAAAAACAAACAACAGAACTCCTCGTTCTGCAGAAACTCGAGCTAAAGATACTGCTCGCAAACCTTGGCGTCCCCCATCTATGTTGGAGACACCACCAGCACCTGAAGGTTATTCCTACAGGTGGATAAGAGCCGAAATTGTCGGTCAGGAAGATAAAAAGAACGTAATGTCTAGGCTACGTGAGGGTTTTGAACTCGTACATGCCGATGAACTTGGGGACTTTGAACTTCCAACGATGGACGATGGAAAGCACGCTGGTGTGGTATCCGTGGGTGGTTTGCTTTTGGCTAAGATTCCAAATGAAACACGTGATGAAAGAAACGCCTATTATCATGACCGTGCTCAACAGCAACAAGAAGCTATTGATAATGATTTAATGAAGGAATCCGATCCAAGTTCTCCGATGTTAAAACCTCAGAGATCTACAAGCGTAACTTTTGGAGGCGGTAAAAGAAGTTAATTCTAATACTGTCAAAACTAACTTTATTTAAAAGGTAATATTATGTCTAATCAAAATGCACCTTTCGGATTAAAACCATCTAGCAAGTTAGGCTCGAATTACAACAACGAAGGAGTAACCGAGTACAAAATTGCAAGTGGAGCATCCGGAAACATTTTTTCAGGCGACCTAGTGAAAATGGCTAACACAGGTACTATTTTAGTAGCTGCTGCTGGCGATCAAGCTTTGGGAGTCTTTAGAGGATGTCAATATACAGATTCAAGTGGCGATGTGATTTTTTCACCATACTGGCCTGATGGAACTGTGACATCTGACGCGGTGGCATTCGTAGTTGACGACCCAAATGCCTTGTTTGAAGTTCAATCAGCTGCTACTGGTTCAGTAGTACAAACAGTTGTTGGTAATAACGCTGACATTGTTTACACATCTGGTTCAACAATAACAGGTATCTCAGCTGTTGAAATTAGTGGCACTACTGCTGCTACTTCAGCTCAGCTAAGAATTGTGGGTGTTTCAAGTGATCCTGAAAACAGCACTTTAGGTACTGGTTCAGCATCATCAAATGTCAACTTGATTGTTAAAATTAACGAGCATTTCTATGCACAAACAACAGGGGTATAACAGATGGCTATTAATAGATCCCAATTAGCAAAAGAATTAGAGCCTGGTCTAAATGCCCTATTCGGCATGGAATACGCTAGGTATGATTCAGAACACGAAGAAATCTATGAAACAGAATCTTCAGATAGAGCATTCGAAGAAGAAGTAATGATCGTTGGTTTTGGTAACGCTTCAGTTAAAGCTGAAGGTGCTGGAGTATCGTTTGATAACGCTACTGAAGGCTACACATCACGTTACAGCCACGAAACAGTTGCTTTAGCTTTTGCGCTAACAGAAGAAGCTGTTGAAGATAATCTATACGATAGACTTGGTTCAAGGTATACAAAAGCCTTGGCTAGATCTATGGCAAATACTAAGCAAATCAAAGCAGCGGCTGTTTTAAACAACGCTTTTGATTCCAACGTAACAGGTGGCGACGGTCAACCTCTTGTTTCTAACGCTCACCCTCTAGGTGGCGGTGGAACTGCAAGTAACAGACCTTCAACATACTCAGACCTTAACGAGACTTCTTTAGAAGATGCGTTAATTTCTGTCTCAACTTTAACTGATGACAGACAATTAGCTATTGCTCTACAAGGTACTAAGTTGATTGTTCCACCTCAATTGCAATTTGTTGCTGACAGATTACTACAAACTCCTGGTAGAGTTGGTACATCTGACAATGACATCAATGCGATTAAAAATATGGGAATGGTTCCTGAAGGATACGTGGTTAACCACTATCTAACAGATACTGATGCTTGGTTCTTAAAAACAGATTGTCCTGATGGATTCAAGCATTTCCAAAGAAGCCCAATGCAAACTGCACTCGAAGGAGACTTCGATACCGGTAATATGAGATATAAAGCAAGAGAAAGATATTCTTTTGGTTACTCAAACTGGAGAGCAGTATTCGCATCTCAAGGTGCTTAATACGGAAATTTTCCTTAAGGGAGCTTCGGCTCCCTTTTTTTTGTCTAAAATTTAATTTTACAAAAAGCTACCTATATTTAGTTTCTTGTTGTAGAATTTAAGAAGCTAATAAATAAAGTATTATGAAAATATATACTGTTTTGCATTCAAGCAATAGCATGTCAAACTCTCCTTGCGTAGGAAAGTGCAGCACTTCTATGGCTCCTTTTGATGAAACATGTAAAGGATGCGGAAGAAGTGTCGAAGAAATACGAGACTGGGAAACATATACAGAGCTCGATAAAAAACTAATAAATTTAAAAAACGTCATGCGAGGCTACAATATAAGACAAAAGACAGAACTTTGTGGAGATGAAATGAGCGAGAAGAAACAAGACATACAAGGAAGAATGACAACCGTAATATCTTTACTAGAAATGATTGGTAAGGATATGATTGACGAATACGGTAAAGACCCAAAAATAAAAGAATCCTATCAAGCTTTATATAATTCTAGAGAAGCCATATTAGAGTCAAAAGAACACTTTAACAAACAGTTATAAAGTAGTATAGTTATACTAAACCGAGATAAATCGGCTATACCAACTGGCTCGGCAGATAACTCCAAAGATGGTATGGCTATTTTAGGAGACCATATATGGCAACAAATACATTTCAAGGAATCGTAAGATCCTATGGCGGTGCTGATAAAGGCGACGGAGTTACTCCAGGCGTTATTACTTTGTCAGAAACCATTTCTTTTAGCCCAACAGCAACAGGTGCTACTAACGTAAGAATTGGAACATCTTCTTCAGCTGGAGAAACTTTTACTCTTCCAGCCGGAGCAGTTCCTATTTCATTCTTATCTTTAGGTGGTGCAGCTGGAGGTACTAACCCAACTGTAGATATTGGCTCATCTGCTGATCCTGATGGATTTTTCAATGAAGTTGATGCTGATACTAAAGGTACTTTAAAAGGTGCTGATGGTGCGTTAGTCGATGGAGATGGTATTTCTGCTCAGACAACCGTAACAGCTAATGTTGGAGCTTCAGCAGCTACCAGCGGAACCGTAACAGGTATCTTTACTTATACTATATTTAATAACGGCGCTGAGTCTGTTTAATAGGAGTAAATAATGGCAGGTAGAATTGTAGGATCTGATGTCAAAACAGCTACGACTGCTACTGGTGCAACTGGTGGAGCGTCCTTAGTTTCTGGTAGATCTAGACTAAGAGGCTACATTATTGCAGGTGGAGCTGCCGATGGAACCGTTACTTTTAGAAACGGAACTGTTACAGGCTCAACTTTATTAATTGCTCCTTGCAACGCTAACGATACCGAAACTTTAAACATTCCTGATTCAGGAGTTTTATTTGAAGACGGCATACACGTTGTATTAAGTAATATAGACAGAGTAACTGTTTTTCATTCGTAAATTATGGCTCAAGAAGTATCATCAATTTCAAGGGTTGGTACTTCCGAGCCTTTTGAACTACAGGTAGCAAGAGGTCAAATTGCCTATCACAATACACTATTTAAGTTTGGATTTAATCCTGATATTGATGATGCTTTAGAAACTGTGTGGTCGCAAGGCGGATTATATTCTTACTTATCAGCAGCTACTGTTTTAAAAGTATCAAGTTCAGATGCTAACGACACATCCGCAGGAACAGGAGCTAGAACTGTAACGCTTTACGGTTTAGATGCCAATTACGATGAAATTTCTGAAACCGTTACTTTAAGCGGACAAACTGCTGTAAATTCAACTTTATCTTATTTAAGAATAAATAGAATGATTGTTAGATCAGCAGGGACAGGCGGTAAAAATGCAGGAGTTATATACGCAGGTACGGGTACTGTTACTTCAGGAGTTCCTGCCAATAAATATGCAACCATAGCTATAGGTGATAATCAAACGCTTATGGCTCTTTGGACAGTTCCAAGAGGCTATACAGCCTATTTGTTGCAAACAGATGTAACTTTAGCTACTACTCAAAATAACAAATATTGTACAGTTTCTTTGGTAGTGCGACCTTACGGTGAAGTCTTTCAAGTTAAGGATAGATTTGTAAAAGCAGAAAGCTCTACTACTTTAGATTATAGCGTTCCTTTAAAGATTGAAGAAAAATCAGATATTGAATATAGAGCTATAGGTGATTCTGCGGGAGCAGATATAGCTATATCCGCAGGTTTTGAAATAATTTATATACAAAATAGACCTTATCCAGAATAATTATGGCAGAGAGAAGAAAATCTAAAAGCATACCAAGAACAACAAAAGGTAAAGGTGCTAATTATAGACCTACTAAAAAAGGTGCCGGTATGACTGCTAAAGGTGTTAGAGCTTATAGAAAAGCAAACCCAGGATCAAAGTTAAAAACAGCTGTTACAGGTAAGGTTAAAAAAGGATCTAAAGCAGCAAAAAGACGTGCTTCATATTGCGCTAGGTCTTTAGGTCAATTAAAAAAGAGTTCAGCAAAAACTAGAAACAATCCTAATTCAAGAATTAGACAAGCAAGAAGAAGGTGGAAGTGTTAAATGGCAAAAGGTAAAAAAGACGCTTGTTATAAAAAAGTAAAAGCTAGATATAAAGTTTGGCCATCTGCATATGCAAGCGGCGCTTTAGTTAAATGCAGAAAAGTAGGAGCTGTTAACTGGGGCAATAAATCAAGGCAAAAAAAATCAAATGGAGGCGAAGTAACTTTTGTAACCCCTAGAGGCTTTAGTAACTTGCTTAAAGGTAAAAGAAGAAGGACCAAGCTAGGATAATGGCTAGCGATAGTTTAAAAAAATGGTTTTCCCGCAATAAAGGTAAGGGTTGGGTTGATTGTAAAACCGGCAAACCTTGCGGTCGTCAAAAAGGCGAAAAGCGTAAAGGATATCCAGCTTGTAGGCCAACGATGGCTCAATGTACATCTGCTGCAAAAAAGAAAACGGGACCTAAACGTATTAGTTGGAAAAAAGGCAGAGTTAAAAAATCAGTTGGTGGCCCTGTAACTATTAGAGGACAGGGTGTTGTTATGAGAGATAGGTT